CCTATGCAGACCCACCCGGAGGTACAAACGCCCTAGACGTTGCACAACAGAACATTGCATCAGAGAACTTTGTAGAGGGTGAAAATACGGCTGGTGCTGCTATTTTGGTTGGTTACATCCTTGCACTTGGAAGTGCCACAGACTTATCTAATACAGCTCAAGCTCGTTTTATCCAAGCTGGTGTATCTCGCGGAGCGGGTGCTGGTGGTGGAGGTGGCGTAGTAGCTGGAGCTACTACTGCTGCTGGCTTAGATACTTACGTTCAATTTAATGATGGTGGTTCCACATTCGGTGGTGATGCTGGATTAACTTATAATAAGACAACCGATACTCTTTCTGGAGTGGTTGCTCAATTCACAACAATAACTGGCTCAACTATCACAGGTTCAACTGCATTATTTACCACATTGACAGCATCTGCGATATCTGCTAATAGTATTCCTGCATTTGGTGCAAATCAAACTATTCAATATAATAATGCTGGTGCTTTAAATGGCTCAGTAAACTTAACATTTGATGGAACACAAGTTAGGCTTACAGGCTCATTAGCAGTTGTTTCTGGTTCTACAATAGTTGCAGAAGCAGTATCTTCTGGCTTTAGAACAACAGGTAAGCCAATACAAGTAAGAAATGTTTCAAGCACCATTGTTGGTGTTATAGATGAAAATGGTACAGTATCTGGTTCTATTGGTAGATTTGGAACTGTAACTGGTTCTGTACTTACATCGTCAAACGAAATATTGGTTGCAAATAACGCTACAATTGGCGGAAACATTCTTGGCTCTGGTGCTCTCAAAGCGGGATACCTAACTTATACTGGTAGCTTTACTGTGCCAACTTCTGTTTATTTTGTAGGTATGAGCACAACAGGCTCTGCACTTACTGCAAGCTTAGGTTCAGCAGCAACTTATCCAGCAGGACAAACTCTAATATTCAAAGATATTGGAGGTAACGCAGCAACAAACAATATTCGTATTACACCAAGTGGTTCACAGACTATTGATGGTGCTACTGGATTTATAATAGCAACAAATTCTGGTTCTGTAACGCTTATAAGTAATGGTACAGACCAATTCTATATTGCAGGGTCTTTCTAATGGCTACTGAAGTTGTATTAATTGATGGTGTTTGGGTTTTACAACCAGTACAAGAGCAAAATGTTGCTCTTACACAATTATCTCAAAAGTCATACAATTTTGATGATATGTCACCAGTTCCAAATTCTACCATAGAATTTCCAAATTTTAAAATTTCACCATCGGGGAGTTATTCATAATGAGTTTATCACACGTTGAATGGAGATACGTAGGTTCTCTTAGTTTTGCTACTGCTTCTGTAGCTTCTGTACTAGATTCGCTTTACACACTTGGAACTACAGGCTCTTATGCAGATAATTCTTCAAGAGTAGAAAATTCTGGTTCTGCTTGGAATTTTACTGGAAACACTTTTGTATCTTCAAGTACAAGAGAAGCAGTATGGTGTACTCCACCGGGTACAAATACACAAACTATTTTAATTGCTGGTTCTGCCGTGAATCAACCAAATACTGGTTCTATGGCAAGTCCAGATACTTCAGCACAAAATGTTATGTTTGTTAATATGACAAGAGGCTCTGGTTCGTACAGCAACTGGACAGCAAATCCTCCAATAACTGGCGGTAGTGCTTCGTTTGGGTATTGGAGAGCATGGCCCACATCTGCTGGTGCTGGTGTTGTTTATTTGTGGGAATCAAAAGAATGTATTGCCACTATTGTTTCCACTACCGTTGGCACTACATATGGATTTATTGCTGGTGCTATCTTAGACCCAGAGACAACAGGACCATCAGAAGCAGAAGCAGATGGTAGACTTTATGGTTTGATAACTGCTGGTACGCTTACAGCAATTAATACAGGTATGAATAGTGGTGTAAGTAACGTATTTATTGGTGCCCACAATACTTCTGCAAACGGAAATCATGGTGGAGTATTTTCTCCCGGTTCATCAACAATAATACAATTAAATACACAAACAACTTTGAGAGATTCAAGCACAGGTAACCTTAAGAATTCTGGTGGTAAATTCATAAGACTTCCAATGTTAATGGGCAAAAATTCAGCAACACCAAACAATAACTTTATGGGTCGTCTTAGAGATATTGTTTATTGTAGTGATGGTAAAACAGGTCAAAAACTTACAGATGGTGCAACTACAATTGGTTATCTATTGGGCTCTCATACAACAGTCGATAATGACCAAGTTATGTTGGAACATGGATAATATAGATTTATTATCTATTTATAGATAATGCCACGTAAAAAGAAATCAGACACCCAATGGGAGCAACCTGCTAATCCTCCTCCTCCAATGTTTACAGGGGAGAAGGAACGCAATTTAGTTAAGCAAGTCAATGACGAACTTATTGAAAGAGTCATTGGACAGCAAGTTGCTTATTTTGCAGTTGATATTGACAGATCCGATTTTCATCCTCTTTATGGCGAGGCAATACAAAAAACATTTCTCCCACCAATTAGAGTATATGCTTTAATTAAATGGGAAGGTCAAACTCAGTCATTTACTCAAAACATGGGTATAGATAAGGGCACTTCAATAGAAATACACTTCCATAAAAAACGTTTAACAGAAGACCAAGACTTATATGTTCGTGAAGGTGACTTTGTTTTATATGGCGATAGATATTACGAAATAGTAAAACTAAATGAACCAAAACAACTATTTGGACAGATTGAAAATAAATTTGAGATAGTTGCAAATTGTATTCGTGCGAGAGAAGGAACATTCAATCCACAATTTACAGCGAATACAACAAAACCAAAGAGAGTTACAACTTCAACTTCTACTGGTTCTGCTTCTACTTACAACCCAACTGCGAATGGGCTATTTACAAATGTTACAGCAAGCAATAACCTAGTTGTAAAAAATAATACATACTTAGGTGATAATGTAAATGATGCTGTTTATATAACAGGATCAGTAAATGTGTCTGGGTCTATATACATAAACGGAGTTGAAATTCAAACACCTCCACAAGCTTATTCGACAGTCTTTTCAACCGTTCTTATTACATCAAGTTATTCAATTTCTTCTACCGATTATTATATTGGAGTTGATACAACATATTCTGGTATCATAATAACGCTTCCTTCTTTGTCGTCTGTAATTAATGGAAGAACTTTTGTAATTAAAGACGAAACAGGATTAGCAGACCAACCTGGAAAATCTTTTATCGTTTCTGCTTCATTAGGCAATTTGATAGATGGAGATCCAGCAGTAACTGTAAACGCTGACCACGGTGGTATAAACATTTATAAAACTGCAACTGGTTGGCATTTATTCTAGGAGAAAAATGGGATACAAAATTTTTAAGTCTACTCCAATCGTAATTGGTGATCAAGTAATTACTGCACCTAGAACAACTTTTGGTTTTGTTTCTGCTTCTCTTATAGCTGCCGAAGGTACAATTTTAAACAGAATTGAAATTACAGGGACTTACAATATCAATCATCATCAATACTTTATTGGTGTTCAAACCCAAATCCTTACAAGCTCAGTTTATATCTATCTTCCAAAGGCCGAAACTTCAACAGATGGAAGGACTTACGTTGTTAAAGATGAAGGTGGAATGTCAGATACAAATAATATAATTGTTCACATTATAAATGGAGATACAATAGATGGACAAGAGTTTGTAATTATTGATTCTCCTTATGCGTCTTTGAACATATATACTGACGGTGTTTCTCGTTGGTTCATATATTAAAAATTTATTTTGCCTAACATAGTTTTTCATACTTGTCAAAACTATATAATATTGGGAAGGGCGACATTTTATGTTCTCATAAGGTGTCGCCCTTTTCTATTACAACAAGGAGTATATAAAATATGGCTTATAAGTTTTCGGTAGGTACATATAGACACTCTGGTTCAATGGTTGCTGAAGAAGGCATTACCGTTGATTCTGGTGGTCTTACCGTTACAGGTTCCGTTTCTCTTCCTGCTGGTGAAATCAATACAGCAGAATTAGCTGACGCAGCCGTTACAACAATCAAAATTGCTGATTTAAATGTTACAGTAGGTAAATTAGCTGCTGATGCAGTTGAGACAGCAAAAATTAAAGATTTGGCTGTTACAAATGATAAACTTGCTGGTAGCATTGCTTCTACAAAGATTGCAGAACTTAATGCATTCGATACAGCAGATCTTGCTGAAAACGCTACTAATAAATACTTTACAGACGCAAGAGCAAGAGCCGCTGTATCTGTAAATGATGTAAGTGGCGACGGCTCCCTTACTTATGATTCTGGTTCTGGCGTAATCACATACACAGGCCCATCTGCATCAGAAGTAAGAGCACACCTTTCTGCTGGCGATGGTCTTTCATTTGCTAGTGGTCAATTTGCTGTAACATCATCAATCGCTGGTGCTGGTCTTGCTTGGAGTTCTGGTGTTCTTAGCGTAGATACTGCTGAAATTGCTGCTGGTCTTTCTGGCTCAATTCGCGATGTAGTAGCTGATTTCGTTGAAGGTTCAGACTTTGTAACATTCGATGATGCAAATGGTACAATCGGTGTTTCTGCTGCTGCCTTCACAGGTTCAGCAAGATCAGTAGTTTCTGTAACTGACAATGGTGGTGATGGTTCACTTAGCTACAATGCTTCAACAGGCGTAATAAGCTACACAGGTCCATCAGCAGCAGAAGCAAGAGCACATTTCTCAGCCGTTGATGCTGGCGGCGACGGATCATTCAGCTATGCTGATGGTGTATTTACATATACTGGTCCATCTTCTGCTGAAGCAAGAGCACACTTCTCAGCCGTTGACGCTGGTGGTGATGGTTCTTTCGCTTACGACAGCGCAACTGGTGTATTCACATATACTGGTCCATCATCTACTGAAGTAAGAGCACATCTTACTGCTGGTGATGGTCTTGCTTATTCTGGTGGTCAATTCGCACTTACAGCCTCAGTAGCTGGTGCTGGTCTTGGATACTCTGCTGGTGTCCTCGATGTATTGCCAACTGGTGCAATGGCTATCAAAAATGATAGAGTTGCACTTTCAAGTTCAATTGCTGGTGCTGGTATGGCTGCAATTGCAGATGGTGTTGGTGCAGTTTCACAACTTGCTATCGCAGCAGGCGGTGTTACAAACAACATGCTTTCTGGTGCTATTGCTAATGGTAAACTTGCCAATAGCACAGTAGCAGTAGTAGCTGGTCAAGCACTTACTGGTGGTGGAACAGTTGCACTTGGTTCTTCAATTACTCTAGATGTTGCTGTCAATGGCGATGCACTTGAAATCTCTGCTGATCAAGTCGCTCTTAAGTCAACAATCTCTGGTGCAAGAACCTTCGCAAATGATGTAACAATCAGCGGTAACTTGACTGTAAATGGTACAACCACTTACATCAACACAACTGACTTAGTTGTTTCTGATGCTCTTATCAAGATTGCTTCTGGTTCTGCTGCATTTGCTGCAAATCAAGGTATCCAACTTGGTGATTATGCCGAATTGAAGACCGCTGCTGCTGTTGCTGATGTTGGAAACGCTCTTTCCTCATCACTTCCATTAGTAGCTCCTTCAATGAAAGCTGGTACATTCTACGGTAACCTTGAAGGCGCAATGCTTCTCGGTATGGAAACCAAAGCCGCAGATGCCACAATCAGCAAGAACATCACAAGAGCTTCTGCCAATATCACTCTAACTCTTCCATCTGCTCCAGTAACTGGACAAGAACACAGAATCAAGTGTGTTGGTGCAGCAAATAGCGTTATCGTTGCAGCACAAGTTGGTGGAACAATTGACGGTGCAGACTCAATCGTTCTTGAGTCTCCAAGCGCCGCCGTTTCATTAGTATGGGACGGTTCTGCATGGATGGTCTTCTAATCCTTATTATTCTGGGTTAGAATTTTGGGGGGTATCCTTTCGGGGATACCCCCTTTTTCTTTTTATCTATCTATATATATCATGGCATATGGTTATAATAAACAAACTCAAGTAATTGGCGATTTGATCGCAGCAGATGATCCAGAAAGAAATACTAAAATTGAATTTGGCGATGATCAAATTAATTTTTATGTAAGTGGAACTCTTGTTGCTTCAATAACTCCAAGTCAACTTAGTGCTTCATTCTTTGCTGGTAATGGTTCTTTATTGGAAGGAGTTTCTGGTGGAGGCGGTGGAGGAAGTGGGGATATAACTTCTGTAACTGCTGGAACAAACTTATCTGGTGGAGGAGCTACTGGTGCTGTAACTTTGAATCTTGCTGATACAATATCTCTTTCAACAATAACAGCATCAAATTGGGTTGGCTTACCAATAAGTCTCTCAGTCTCTGGCACAAGTGCGGAAGGTGTTTCATTCGATAATAAAGTATCAAAAATAAAGTTTGATAACAATACAGGTTTTCAAGTTTCACAATCTGCAACAAATGAGATAGAAATATCAATTGGTTCACATTACAAAAATATATTTGTAAATGGACAACCAACATTAGTAGCAACAGGTTCTGACTCTTTACAAATAAAAGCTGGTGAAGGTATCGTTATTACCACTTCAACAACAGATAGTGATTCTAATGGTGTAAATAAAGAATTAACAATTAGTGCTACTTCTTTATCTTCTTCAGTTGATGTTTTAAGTGCAAAACAATTTCCATCTTCAAGTGATGGAGTTCCTTATTATAATACAGCATCAACTCCGTCCGTATTATCGCCACCATCAGAGAATCGTTCAAGCTATGTTCTTGGATGGGTAAATAACCAACTTGCTTGGGTTGTTATGTCGTTGGGTGTATCGTTTCAAACAGCTCAGTTTGCTGAATTTGTTATTGATGGACAAATATTAAATTACAGCGAAACTATTTATGTAAACAATGGGACAGTTTCATAATGAGTTTAGCAACACTAACATATAAATATATTGGTAAGTTTAACACACCAGCAGTTACAGTATCTGGAAGTATATCCGCACTTTATAATGCATTTAATAGTACGACATATTCAGATGGTTCTTCAAGAGTAGTAGGTTCTGGTGTTGCTTGGACGCCAACAACACAGTTATCTTCCAGCACTATAGTTGCAGTTGGTTTGACACCAGTAACATCAACTCTTGGACAAAAAATAATATATGCTGGTGGAGCTACTGGAGCACCAACTATGATATCTCCAGATACATATACAACTGCAAGAACTATTTTTGGTATTTGTAAAAATGCTGGAAGTTTTACAAGTTGGACCGATGCAAATCCGTTTGGAACAGGACAATTTTCTGGTTATACAGGATTTTGTAATGCTGTTTCTGCTATACATGCATATGAAAGCCAAGACACAGTAATGGTAATAGGAGAAACTTCTACTGGAACAACTTATCTTAGTATTGCAGGGGCAATGTTAGACCCAGAAAGTTCAAATGCAAGTACAGCAGAATCAGATGGTAAAATTTATTGCTTATCAACAACTGGCTATAACAATCCCGGTGGCACTCCACATGCTTATATTAATTTTGGTAACAACTCTTTATTTAGGCACTTAGGAACTGCTGGAAATTCTCATACATATTATATGAATTTTGGTGCAAATTCTGTAACTACTTTAACAAGATTTAATGTTGCAATTAACTCACCTTCAGCCGTTAATACTTTAAAAAATTTAGGTTCCGAGTTCGTTAGATTACCAATTTATTTAGAAAATGGAAGCAGTTTATTTTGTGGTAGAGTAAGAGAAATGTTGATGTTTAGTTCTGGTTTATGTAATACAAAACTAACTGTTTCTGGTGTTACGTCTGGCTTTATTGTTGGTGGTTCAACTGTTTCTGTAGCAGAATGTATATTTCTAAAGGCATAATATGACAATACACGACTATATTTTAAATTTGCTTCAAGATGGTTATCAAATTTCAAAAATTAAAATAACTAATCATTATCAATATCAACCAACAATTAGTGTAAATGGACAAACAGTTGTAGTTGAACAATATACACATGAAGACCAAAGTTTGTGTGAGTTTTATAATTCAAATGATCAATTGGTGGCAAGAGCTAAGTCATTTGTATCAATAATTTAATATTTATGGTTTTTTATGAAAAACTATACTATTTATTTTTGATTATTTATATTTGGAGAATTATTAATGTCTTCTTTGCTGGAACAAGCTATTATTGATGCAAATGCTCTTAAGGAAGCTGCACTAAAAAATGCAGAAGCTTCTATTCTTGATAAGTATTCTATTGAAATTAAAGATGCTTTGAAAACTCTATTAGAGCAAGAGGAAGCTGCTTTAGGAACACCAGCAGTACCAGATATGGGCGACGCTGCTCCATCTGCTGAACCAGAAATAAAAGGTGTCAATTTAGCTTCAACTGACGGAGAAAAACTTTGTTCTTGCCCAGACGAAGATGAACAACAAAAAATAAAATTAGATGTTAATCAATTAGCTGATGAAGTTTCTAACATGGAAGCTACCCCACATGACCAAAAAGACAGTCTAATGAGCAGAGAAGACCTTTATGGCTCAGTTGCTTCTCCAAATTCTCCACCAACACAAATGCAAGCTGGTTTACAAGAGAAAAGAGTTTATAAACTTGATGCATCACTTTTACAAGAATCCGAAACAGAAGAAGAATATGAACTTGATGATGAACTTCTAGAAGAAGAAACACAAGTTAATATTGGTGGAGATCCACAAAATCATAATGGTTTTAAGGGTTCAAGTTATGGTTTCGATCCAACAAACCATACCGTACACGATCTAAAACTTTCTAAGGCTCAAGAGCAAATAAAACTAGAAAAAGAAGAAAATGCTAAACTTAGAAAGACAGAAAAAGAATTAAAGAAAGAATTGAAAGAAGCAGCAACTATAGCTGTGAAACTTTCAAACAAAGTAGATCAATATGAATCTGTTGTTTCTACTTTGAAAGAGAAGCTTGACTCATTTGCTTTGTCTAACGCCAAGCTTCTTTATACAAATCGCGTTTTAAGCAACGCCTCCTTGAATGAGCGACAAAAGAATAAGATTGTCGAAACGCTTTCAAACGCTAAAACACCAGACGAAGCAAAAACTATCTTTGAAACTCTTCAAAGTGCAGTAGTGAGTGCAAATTCAAATAACGCACCTAAATCTCTGAACGAAGCAGTAACAAGAAATGTTCTATCTTCAATCTCTAATAGAAGAGAAAAAGAGGAAACTCAGCCTCCTGTATTAGAGAGAATGCAAATTTTAGCAGGTATTAAAAAATAATTTAAGGAGTTAAATAATATGTCAATCGTACAAAAATTAACTGAAGGCATGGTTAGTCGTGACCTTCAAAGAGAAGGCGCTGCCCTTCTTACCAAGTGGGAAAAAACAGGTCTTCTAGAAGGTATCTCTGATGATCGTAAACGTGCTGGTATGGCCGTTCTTCTTGAGAACCAAGCAAAAGAACTTCTTCGTGAGTCTTCAACAATGTCAGGTGGCGATGTTGAAGGTTTTGCTTCCGTAGCATTCCCAATCGTTCGCAGAGTATTCGCTTCATTAGTTGCAAATGACCTCGTTTCAGTACAACCAATGAGCCTCCCAAGCGGTCTTATCTTCTTCCTTGATTTCACAATCTCCGCAGAAGGTGTTGCTTCCCCAAGATTAGGTTATGCAGCAGGCGATTCCGTATACGCTCAAGGCGTAGTTGGTCGTCAACTTACTGGCGGTGTTAGCTTAACTGGTGCAAACGCTGAGAAGGGTTTCTACAACCTCAACAACGGTTTCTCTTCACCAACTGGATCAGTAACTGTTGCAACAACAATAGTAGCTTCTGGTACAGTAACTGATGGTGGTATCCCCGTATTCGAAGCTACTTCAACAGATGCTTATGAGCTTTCTTCACTTCTTCGTTTCGACGCGGATCTTGTAAGCGGTTCAGCATTCGCAGTAGCAACTGTTCCACTTAGCACATTTAGAACTTATGCTGCTGATACTTGGAATTATGAAGACTTTGTTGCAATTACCGCAACACCAGCCAACGGTCGTCTTGTCCGTCGTCTTACAAGAATTGATCCAACAGATGCAACAAAAGTTGTATTTGTTATAAACGCTTCTGGTTCTGAAACTGCGGCAGTTCTTTCTAGTTCACTTGATGGTGTTAGCACAGTATCAGTACCAATAATCGATAGATTCCAAACTTCACCAGCAGGCGTTGATGCTCTCGGCGCTATCGCAGGTACATCAAATTGGGGTCTTGAAGCACAAACTTCAATCCCAGAAATTGATATCAAAGTTGAATCAATTTCCGTAACTGCTGTAACCAAGAAGCTCAAAGCTAAGTGGTCCCCAGAACTCGGTCAAGATCTCAATGCTTACCATAACCTCGATGCAGAAGTTGAGCTTACCTCAATTCTCTCTGAGCACGTAGCACTTGAAATTGATCGTGAAATTCTTGAAGACCTCATCAAAGGTGCAACCGCTGGTACATTCTATTGGTCACGTTCACCAGGATTGTTCGTCAATCGTTTAACTGGCGTAGAGGTTGGCGCTTCTGCAAAAGCTCCAGACTTCACAGGTACTGTATCACAATGGTATGAAACCCTTATTGAAACAATAAATGATGTATCTGCTCAAATCCACAGAAAGACTCTTCGTGGTGGTGCAAACTTCGTCGTTTGTGGTCCAGAAGTTGCAAACATTCTTGAGTTCACCTCTGGCTTCCGTGCCAAAGTAACTCACGATGATGATAGAGGTGAAATGGGCGCTGTCAACGTTGGTTCAATCTCCAAGAAGTTTGATATCTACGTTGCTGCTGACTTCCTCCGTAACGTCATTCTCGTCGGTCGTAAGGGTAACTCCTTCCTTGAAAGCGGCTACGTTTATGCACCATACGTACCACTCCAAGTCACTCCAACCATCTTTGGTCAAGAGGACTTCGTACCACGTAAGGGCGTAATGACCCGTTACGCTAAGAAGATGGTAAGACCAGATATGTACGGTCTTGTTATCTGTCGCGGCCTCCTTGGTGAAAGCGGCTCCTAATCTAATATAGATTAAAAAAGAAACCCTCCATTCCGAAAGGTTTGGGGGGTTTCTTTTTGTTTTTAAACTATTTATTATGTTGGAGTTTATCCAAAGGGAGGGTTTATATATGGGTTCTAAATTTAGCGTTTCAAGAATGAGAAAAGAACTTGCAGCACAAACAATGACAAGTGTTACAACATCTGGTGATTCTGTGGTTGGTTCTGGTTTAGTATTATCTGATGTGGCAACAGCAAATTTAACTGCTCTTGGTAGTACCGTTAATGACGCAGTTGCAGTTGTCAATCACGTTACAAACGTTTCTGGCGCTGCAAATACTGGTGTTAAATTTTCAACAACTGCTACATCTGGTGAATTTTATGTATTATCAAATGTAGGTACAGCAAATGTATTGGTTTATGCTACTGGTTCTGAAACATTAAATGGTGTTGCTGCTGGTACTGGTCTTGTTTTATCAGCAAGCACAGGTGCTGTTGCAATAAAATCTGGTACAACTAATTGGACATTTATTTATTCTAGAGTATAGTTAGTTTAATGATCTTATAAGAACCCTCCTTTATGGGGGGTTTCTTTTATTTAGAACTATTTAAAGTATTGAGGAGTATTTATGAATGGCAGTTCCTGTTTTAACTCCAGCATCCACATTAAGCGCAATTGTTCTCCCATCTGCTGGTAACTTAGCTGATGTTGCTTCTGCATTACCATTTGGAATTTATTCTGATTCACCAGCATTTATATCTGGTGCAACAGACCAAGTTGCATATGTGTATAAAAAGCTTGGTGGTGATATATTAGATATTGAATTAACAACAGGAAATGTTTATGCTGCATATGAAGAAGCAGTATTAGAATATTCATATCTTATTAACTTACATCAATCACAAAATGCTTTACCAGCTTTATTAGGTAAAACAACTGGTACTTTTGATCAAGATGGTGAACTAACAAACGATATTGGCGGCAAGGCAGAGTTAGCTTATCCAAAATTTAATCTCGACATAACAAGAAAATATGGTGATGCATTTGCTTTAGAAGCTGGCATTGGTATGAACTCTCAAATATACTCAGCTTCAATACCTATTATAGAAGAAGTACAAGATTATGATATACAAGCTATTATTCAATCTGCTTCGCTAAACAATTACGATCCAGCGACAAAAGGCCCTGTTGAATTTTCTGGTTCTGTTGCAGGAAAAAAAATAACAGTAAGAAGATTTTATTACAAAACTCCAGCATCAATGTGGAGATTTTTTGGTTATTATGGCGGTCTTAACGTAATTGGTAACTTATCAACTTATGGTCAGTATGCAGACGACTCAAGCTTTGAAGTTGTTCCAGCATGGCACAACAAACTTCAAGCTATGGCATACGAGACTTCAATTTATACAAGAAACTCACATTATTCTTATGAAATTATAAATAACAAATTAAGAATATTTCCTGTACCAAATTCATTTACACCAGAATATTTTTGGATTGACTTCAGCGTTCAAGAAGATGGATGGAAAGAAAATATAGTTCTTTCTGGTTCTACAAATATTGGAGGCACAACTGGTGTAAATGGTATCAACAATATGAACACACTTCCATTTGCTAATATACCATACGAAAATATAAACTCAATTGGTAAGCAATGGATTCGTAGATTCTGTCTTGCATTGTGTAAAGAGATATTAGGTCAAGTAAGATCTAAGTTTTCAACAATTCCAATACCAGGCGAGTCAGTTACTTTAAATGGTCCTGCTCTTATTTCTGAAGCAAAAGAACAACAAGAGAAACTTAGAGAAGAACTAAAAACAATATTAGAAAAAATGACTTATCCAAAACTTACTGAACAAGTTGCCAATGAGTCTGAAAATATTCAAAAGGTTGCTTCCAAAGTTCCATTCAATATATTTGTAGGATAATAATGACAGAAACAAAAGAACTCGATTTTAATCCTTCAAATATTGAAACAGTTGATCAATCCTTCTATGAATGGGTAAATGAATATATGAACGTATTTTCTACCACAACAGAAGGATGGAAAAAGGTTCCTGTTATATGGCAATCTGCTGAGAGATCTTTTCAAATAAAATCCGACAAAGATATAAGAGATACTTCTGGTTTATTGAAGCTTCCTTTAATATCAATTGAAAGAGTATCAATAAATAAAGATCCAGCTAAGACAGGAACCTTTCCAGCTAATTTAAGAGAAGTTAATGATGAAAAGGGTGGAGTATTAACTATTGCGAGAAGAGTTAATCAAGTTAAAACTTCTAACTTCCAAAACGCAGACAATGCTAAAAATGGAATAAGAAAAGTATATCCACTATATTCTAAAGGTTATGAAGACAATAAAAAAATTGTATACCAAACCATAACAGTTCCAGTTCCAATACATCTTAATATCGTATATAACTTACATATTAAATGCGATTACGTACAACAACTAAACCAAATAATAACTCCATTTTTTACAAAGAATGGTAACACAAGAAACTTTGTATTTACTTCAAAAGATAAACATAAGTTTGAAGCATTTATAAAGGGAGATTTTGGTGTAACTGATAATTCATCTAACCTTGACATTGAACGCAAAATATATTCTTCTAAAATTGAGATAGAAGTATTAGGTAGAATATTTGGTCAAGGTGAAAATCAAGAGAAACCAAAGATAGTAATAAGAGAAAATGCAGTACAAGTGAAGATACCAAGAGAACATGTAATATTGGGTGATGAGATAGACTTCGTTAATTTATCAAAAAATAGAAGTAAATATAGGGAATAAAATGACTTTACATATACATTCCACTATTTATTATTGACATTTTATAAATAAAGCAGGAGTTTTTAAAATATGGCTATAACCTCATATAGATTCGTTTCTCCAGGTGTTCAAGTTCAAGAGATTGATAACTCACAACTTCCAAATACCTCTAACCAAGTAGGCCCAACTATCATTGGTCGTTTTGAAAAAGGACCAGCTAATCGTCCTGTTTATATCACTTCTCTCTCACAAATGATTGATACATTTGGAAAGCCAATAGCTGGACGTTCTGGTGATGATGTATGGCGTGATGGTAATTATGTAGGTCCAACTTATGCTGCTTTTGCTGTTCAAGCTTGGCTAAGAAATACTCCTGCTGTAAACGTTATAAGACTTTTAGGAAATCAAAGCAGCACTCCAACTGCTGATGCTACTGCAAAAGCTGGATGGAAAACAGCACAAGTAACTGGTTCTGATACTGGTGGTGGAGCTTATGGTTTATTCGTTATTCCATCTGGTTCTGTTGCTTCAAGCGTAACTGGTACACTCGCAGCTATTTGGTACATTGAACAAGGCGCTGTAGCCCTCTCTGGTAACTTAGCAAACACAACCACACCAATTACTGGTACTAATACTCTTATCGCCTCCACAGGCCCATACGCAGAGTTTAAAGCAATAGTTACAACTCCATCTGGTTCTTATACTTCTGTATTCAACCTTAACTCAGACTCAGACAAATACATTCGTAGAGTATTCAATACAAACCCAATACTTACAAACACAGCTATTACTTCTCCAACTAATACAGAATACTACTGGTTAGGTGAAAGCTTTGAAAGAAGCTATGACGAAATCGTAGGACTTGGAACCACAAGCACATATGGTTTTATTGCTCCATTAGTTAGCGGAACATATAACTTCAACGAATACAAGATGCCTTCTAGAGCATCAGAAACTGGTTGGGTTATCGCACAAGATCTAACAACAAATACTAGCTCATACGATCCAAGCTTACAACAAAAACTATTCAAACTCGTAACTCTTGATTCTGGTGAATGGGATCAAAGAAACATCAAAGTATCCATTAGAGATATTGCTGCACCAGCCACAGACTTTGATGATTACGGAACATTTACTGTTGAAGTTAGATTAGCAACAGACACAGACAACAATCCAAAAGTTGTTGAAGTATTTACAAACGTAGACCTCAATCCAGTATCACCAAACTACATCGCCAGAAAGATAGGCGACAAGTACGTACAATGGGATGATACAAACAAGAGACTTAGAGAATACGGCACATATTCAAATGTTTCTAAGTACGTAAGAGTAGAAATGGATCCAGACGTTGATGCTGGTTCTATTGATCCAACTTACTTACCATTTGGTTTCTTCGGCCCACCAAGAGTTAAAAGATTCACATTCAACTCTGGTTCCGCATTACCATCAAACACAGTTGTTTCTGCTTCTGCTGCAAAAGCTACAAACCCAAGCGGCGTATTCTTAAATCAAAGCTCACTCAACATTACAGGCACAATTCTCTTCCCATCAATACCATTAAGACTATCAGCTTCTTCTGGTGGACCAATCTTTGCTACAAGAGCTTACTTTGGTATAACAACTGGCGAGAAGTCAGCTTATACCACATTTGATAGAAGCTACTACGATATGACAAGAGCTTTCCCATCAACATTTGGTGAGGACGCATACGAAATTGGTTCAGAGACAAATAGAGAATACTCATTCATCTTCTCACTTGATGATGTTTCTGGTTCAACTTCAACAGGCTTAGGAAATGTATATGTATCTGGCTCAAGAGCAGCAGGCACATCTGTAACAGCAGTAGCAACAACTCTAACTGGCTCTTCAACACAAGCTGGTTATCGTGCAATACTTACCGCTGGTTACACTAGATTCACAATGCCACTCTACAATGGTTTCGATGGTTTTGATATCACAGAAGCAGAACCATTGAGAAATACATACATGGCTAGCTCTCCAAATGAAAATAATAACTACGCTTATTACACATACTCAAGAGCTATCGATACTATCGCAGATCCAGAAGCATTGGTAACTGATATCGTTTCAATACCAGGTCTTACAAATGAATCATTAACAACCAAGTTAATTGAAACATGTGAAGCAAGAGCAGATGCATTAGCTATCGTAGACCTTCCAAATGTTTATATCCCAGAGTCAGAAGCTTATTACGCTTCAAAGACTTCTAGATATGCTGGTACTGCAACAACCGCAGCACAAACATTACAAGCAAGAGGTCTTAACTCAAGCTACGGTGCAACATACTATCCTTGGGTACAAATCAGAGATTCAATATCTGACCAAATATTGTTCGTTCCACCATCCGTTGTAGCACTTGGCGCTATGTCATACGGTCAAAGAACACAAGAACTTTGGTTTGCTCCAGCAGGCTTTACCCGTGGCGGTCTTTCCGAAGGTCGCGGTGGTGTACCAGTAATCGGTGTTTCAGATAGACTTTCTTCAACTGATAGAGATACTTTATACGAAGCCAACATCAACCCAATTGCTCAATTCCCAGCAGAAGGCATTGTTATCTTTGGACAAAAGACTCTACAAGTAACACGTTCAGCACTTGATCGTATCAATGTTCGCAGACTTATGATTTACCTCAAGAGAGAGATCTCAAGAATAGCTGCAACACTTCTATTCGATCAAAACGTAGAAGTAACTTGGAGCAGATTCTTAGGCCAAGTCAACCCATTCCTATCTTCTGTAAAATCAAGATTAGGTTTGACAGACTTCCGCGTTATTCTTGACTCTACAACTACAACACCAGATTTAGTTGATAGAAACATACTATACGCAAAAGTATTCCTAAAGCCAGCCAGAGCAATAGAATTTATCGCTATCGACTTTACTATTACAGATTCTGGCGCATCATTTGTAGACTAGTAACTATATAATATAAAAGGAACATAAAACATGGCATTTTGGAATGAAGCAGGTGTAGAACCAAAAAGAAAGTTTAAGTTTTTACTTAGATTCGGTGCAGCTTCTGATGCACTACCATCTTTCATCGTAAAGAAAGTAAACAAACCAGAAGTAACAATTTCTGAAGCATCACATAAGTTTTTGGGTCATACATTTTATTTCCCTGCCCAAACAACATGGAATGAAATAAATGCTACTGTTATCGATCCTGCTGGTTCTGGTGGTGCTGGCGATGCTCTCTCTGAGACTGTATCTGCCAACACCACAGATGTAGCCGAGGGTCTATACAAAGTTCTATTAGCTTCTGGCTATCAATCACCAACAAACGTAGGTACTGCTCTTGCTGGTGGTTCTGCTGCTGGTACTCTTAGAACATTTGCAAAGTCTCCTTCTACAGTACAATTTGATCAAATCGAAATCATTCAAATTGATGCCAATGGTAATGCTCTTGAAACTTGGACACTTAATAATGCTTGGATTAAAAAAGTAGCATTTGGTGAACTCGACTACTCTTCAGATGATATCAACGAAGTAACACTCACAATCCGTTACGATTGGGCTGATCTAAAGACTACAAGAGGTACTGGAGCTTCTACATTCGATTCATTGCTTGAAAGCTAATTGGAAGTTTAATGTTTTGGAATAATAGTGGAAAAAATTTAGAAGCTTCTCCCTATAATAAGCATAATTTTTTAGTTGAGTTTCAAAACTTAAATTCTAAGTTAGCAGAACTTGATGGAATTAGCGACAGACCATTAACTTACTTTGCTAAAAAAGTATCAGCACCAAATATGAAAGTTGAATTTGAAAGAGCATATGCAAATGAATATGTTCATTATTTTCAAAATGGAGCAATACATTGGGAACAAGTTACTGTAACATTTGCTGATTTTAATATCTCAAATGCAAGGGATGCTGCGAGCAACGATATTAACAATGATGGACAAGTAACTGATATTGAAAAAAAAGGAAGTATAGCTTCAAAACTATCTATAAGAGAAATATTTAATTATTATTTACAAACTA